ATAAATCGATTCTAAGTTCAGACTCGTTTCTACTTCCACCCCAAGTCATTAAGGGTCTTGTATAAAATTTTAAATATTCCCAAGCAATAGATTTACCTTGTCTATAAGTTGGAGCTATGAATGCACATAAAGCTCTAGGTTTATCTGCTGCTGTTTTAATTAATTCATTTATTGATAAAACTGATTTACCAAATCTACGATGACAAACTAAAACACTAAATCTTTTTAAATTATTATGTACCTCTTGTTGATATGTTCTTGGCTTATAAGGTACTTCTATTATCTTAACTTTCTTTTTGCCATTGGACTTTGATTTGGATTGGCTCATCTGTTCCTATCTTAGATGTTGTGTTAGCTAGTTTTGGATGAACGTAAGGTGCTGCTTTTTCTGCTGCATACATTTTACGATCAGGCGAACTTGCAGGATTGTTTAACACAGATAATAAATAATCTAAAGGAGAATGTTGATATTTAGATGCCATGTCCTCCATAGACTTCCAAAGTGTTTTAGACTTTGAACCTAATGGTCTACCAGCACCTTCTCTTTTACCACCATGTTTTGTTTTATCTTCCATTATAGTACAGAGATTCCTTTCCTATTGAATTTTCTTGTAGCAGTTCTTTTGATAGGCTGCTCACCAAGTTCTCTTTTAAATTGTCTAACAATACCAGCACCACCAGCAAAAGCTAATGTTAGTGGATTGATAGCTGTTTTTCCTACAAACTTTATACCTTTAACTGTACCTTTTTTAAGAAAGTCCTTAATAGGAGTTTTCTTCTTAGGTGTTTTCATAAAGTTTTTGTCGCCTGCGTATATCTTCATTATTTTTTCTTCTTTTTCTTTTTCATTTTAGACTTAATGATTTTTTCTTGTAACTGTTTTGGTAAAGTCTTTTGCTTAGCTGTAAGCATAGCTTTACCTGCCATTCTACCTTTCATAAGTATTACCTCATTTTTTTAACTTTTTTACCCATTTTTTTAGCAGCTTTCTTAGCAGCAGCTTTACCTTTTTTAGTATATGGATATTTTTTCTTTCCAACCATTGGCATAGTGTTTCTCCTTATTGTTTAGGTTTTTTTCTATTTATTACTGCACCTTTAAAGTTTTTTGTTTTGATTGCTTTTAAAAACTCTTTATCTGATTTATGTGTAGTAATTTTATTAATCTTAGATTTAGATTCAGCTACAGCTCTAAATCTAGGTGCTATATCTAATTGAAATTTACCTTTAACCTTACTTTGTTTTCCTAATAAATATGCTGAACCCATACCTACTCCTGCCTGAGTAGTAATTTTATTTCTAGTTCTTTTTGAACCTACGTAAGCACCAGCAGCTCCACCAGCTACTGCACTTCCACCTGCAACTTTTAAAGCAGTTTTATTTTTACTTGCAAAGGTTTTAATTTTAGAACCTGCTGCCATAGCTTTTGCTTTCATACCAGTAGGTTTTTTAAATTTACCTTTTAAAGATTTCATAGCATCCATTGCACCAGCATAATGCTTTTTTGCAAATTGTTTTGCTACTAATATTCTTGTTTGTAATCTCATTGTCTTAATAATCCTTGTTGTGCAGCCATACGAGCATTAGGCATTTGCATTTGCATATTTGGTCGTCTACCCATTTGTTGCATCATAGGGTTATTTGCCTGTTGTAATAAACCCTGCTGCTGTTGTTTTGCGATTTCAGGCATAAGCTTTGCTCTAACAATTAATGCTAACTTCTGAGATTCTTCAGGAGTCAGATTAATCATTTGATCAGCTAATTTTTCTAGTCTTTTACTCATATTAACAATTCCACTTTCTTAATGCTTTGTTTATTCTACTATTCGGATCTCGTGCTGTTTTTGCAGAAGTAAGTTTACGTTTCATACCTTTCATTCTAGCACAAAACGACTTACGTCTAGCAGCACGTTTCCCTTTTGGATTCTTTTCTGTAACTGCCATTTTTAGCTTAGAT